ATGGACGACTATATCGAAGTTACAGCTAAAATCTGTTATCCGTATGTGAATATGGATTCAGATGAAAACGGCTGTAGTGATGTTACTCTGAAATATCCGAAACCTGAAATTAGTAAATTACAGGCTTCGGTTGTTTCTGACAATCCACCTTTAGGGAAATTCGATATGAATATTCTTGGGGCGGGTTTAGGGCTTGTCTTAATCTTTTATGTATTAGGTTACGGATTAGGGCGATTAATTAAAATGGTTAATTTATAGGTGTCTTATGAACGTTAAAAACATTGTTTCTTCTGCGTATTTAAAATCAGGTGTTGTTGCGACGATGGTATTAAGTTCTTCGGCTTTTGCTGCTGATGGTTCAACTGCTCCGCAGAACGGCAACTATCTTGACGGGCTGTTAAAGCAGATTGACGTTGCGCCGATTATTACTGGCGTTGTCGCTGTTGCAGGTACAATCATGGGCGTTGCAGTGGTTGTGATGGGGATTAAAAAAGTCGCCCGTATGCTTAATGCGTTTTAATGAACAGGGGGCTTTTACAGCCCCTTTTCAGAGGTGTTCATGTGGGAATTAATGAGTTTTTTTACAGGGGTATTATGTGCATGGGCGATAATACAGGGGTTTAACAGCTACTAATAACAGGCGTTTGCCATGATTAAATATTCCTTTAAAAAACAATTAATTGTTTATCATCTTATTTTTATCGTTTTATTTTTTCCGATGTATTATGCCTATGCTAATCCCGCATTGTTACTAGCCAGACCGTTAATTACCCGTGTTTTGCAATCTGTTATTACCCGCCGTGCTGCACTGGTTGCGGCTAATGATGCCGTTATGCTGAATGTGGTTCGTTCCAATACAATGCGTTATGTAGGGCGTGTTGCGGCTAATGATTCTGTTTATAAAATGGCAACGGTGACTTCACTGCGTCACGCTAAAGATGTTTCATGGATTGGACTCGCATTAGCATCTGGTGCAATTACACTATCTGATTTAAATGTTGAGGGTAATGATAAAGTCAGTGTGAATTTTGAGCCTACAGCAGTTAAATTAACAGATGGTCGTTACGCTATTAATATCAATGGCACTACAAAGGTTGTTTCCTATAATCCTTCAACGGATAACCCGGTTATTTATCAATATAAATATAATCCGTCTAATCCCGCTGAAAAATTAGATGCCGTTGAAAGTGATAATTTGTCTTCTGATTACCAATATTATTATAAATCTGTTACTGGCAGCTTTATTATGTCTAATGATATTTCTAAATTGGCTGAGCACGAAGTTTATAATGATTTGCGTGATGGCGGTGACAGTGAAGAATATGAGACGGTGGAAATTGGCGATAAAACACATCGGTATTTAAAGCAAAAAGTAAAATATACCGTTGAGTATTTAAGAAAAAATCCTAATTCTAATGTTCTTTATATTTATTCTGATGTTCGCTTAACCCGTGAAAGCACAAGATTAAAATACAGTTTTAAACCGATTACATCACATCGGACGGGGAAAGAAGAAATTAAAACGTTCAATATGCCTAATCTCGGTACGGATTATGATTATAATAAAGATATTCAGATGAAAGAGAATGTTTCATTAATTGTTAACAGGGATTATGTTGATGCTGCAAAAGATGATTTACAAATCGGTACAATTGCTGATTTAGATTTGGATTTATATCAAAATAAAGTTTTACCACTACAAAGTCTGGCTAAATTATTAAACGGTTTAATGCTTGAGGCTGCATTGCAGCAGGGTTATGACGGCGTACCTTTCAGTCAGGAGAATCGGGTCACGCAAGCTGAAATTCAGACTGTATTAAATGAATTAGGTGTTGATAAAGTGACGTTTGCCGATTTAATGACAAAAGCAGGTACAGACAATGTAATTAATATCAATATCGAAGAGAAGCCCGCACCTAATCCCAACCCCAACCCCAATCCTAATCCACGTCAAGATCCTGACCCTGATGAAGACGGTGAGTACGATGAAGAGGATATTGTTTATCCTGAATTAGATACGCCCACCGCAGAGGATATATTAAATCCGTATAAATCCTTTTTTCCTGAATTACAAAATTTCAAATTAACCGCCCGTAATGTGCAGTGTCCTGTCTGGAATGTGCCGTTTTTAGGCAAAGATTATAAAATGGATTCCCACTGTCCTTTGATAGAAGAAAACAGGGGTGTTTTTGAATCCGTGTTTGCCCTCGTATGGGCGTTTATCGCATTGCGTAAATTATTAAGTGCATAGGTGATTTCATGGGACGATTATTGACAACGTTGTTTAGTGGCGCATTCGGTTTCATCTTTAAAGGGATTGTGGTTAAATTTTTTCTGTTTTTTGCTTTGTTTTACATTACCACTGAATTTATTCCGATAATTATTGATTGGTTTTTGCCTGAATCAACCAATTTAGCGGAGCTTTTCGGTTCTTTGCCGGATGCAATTTGGTATTTTCTGAATTTATTGCAGTTTCCGCTGGGTGTCCCACTGGTGATATCAGCTATGGTGACACGCTTTATCATCCGTCGACTGCCGATAATCGGGTAAGGGGATTTGTATGCCAATTACTGCGTATGTCGGCGTTCCCCGTTCCGGCAAGTCTTATGAGGTGGTGAAGTCTGTTATTGTGCCGGCTATTGCGTCCGGTCGTCGTGTCATTTCCAACATTTACGGGCTGAATGAAGAAAAAATCAAACATTACTGCCTGAAACAAAACAGGAAATTATCGCCGGATAAATTGGGTTCACTGGTTCATGTTGAGAACAGCCAGTGTATGGATGAAGATTTTTTACCGTCAATGGAAAATCAGGCTACGTTTTGTCAGGCGGGCGATTTGGTGGTGATTGATGAAGTCTGGCGGGTCTGGGGCAGCGATAAGGATATCCCGAAAAATCACCGTTCTTTTATTGCGGAACACGGACATTTTGTGAATGAAGAAACGGGGGTGATGTCTGATTTAGTGGTGATAAATCAGACGGTAACAGATATTCCCCGTTTCATTAAAGCCCGTATTGAAACAACTTACCGGATGCAAAAGCATGTTTCTCTGGGATTGAGTAACCGCTATCGGGTTGACGTGTTTCAGGGCGTGAAAATCACCAAGTCTAACCGGATGAATTATTATCAGGAAAAATACGACAAGGCGATTTTTGAGCTTTATAAATCTGTTGAGGGAAATAATCCCAATACGGTCAAAACGGATAAACGGCAGTCAATTTTCTCATCTTCAAAGGTGCTGATGTTAATCATACTTGTGCCTGTTGGCATACTGATTTCAGCGTATTTTGTTTATGACTATTTCAATCAATATCTGAACCCTGAACAAGCTGAAAAGGGGCGATCCGTTAATTCTGCACCTTTGGTTTCTAATCAGTCCGTCACTTTACCTGTCAGTCGGCCTAAGCCTGTTTTATCGGCTAAATGGCGCATTACAGGCGAATTAGTCAGGGAAGGGAAGGCATACGTTATTTTGGCAGATAAACAAGGTCAGTTACGGCTAGAGCCTCGTAGTCAGTTTCAGTTTAACGGCAGGTTGTTGCAGGGCGAAATAGACGGGCAGTTAGTTAATTACTATTCAGGGGGCTTACAGTGAATAAGTGGTTATCAATTTTGATGTTATGCGCTTTGCCTGTGATGGCGAAAAATGTGGATTTCAAGCTGGAAGCCGTTCCGTTACCGAAAGCGATTTCACTGATTTATGATGAAGTATTGCAAAAGCCTTACATGCTTGACCCGAATTTAGCTAACGATACCAGCCTGATTAGTTTTCATGCAACTGAAAAACAAGATTTTAATCAGTTTATTATCCGTTATTTTCAGAATATGAATATCCGTATTTATGAGAAAAAAGGTGTTGTTTATCTGGTTAAGGTTAAACCGCCAGAGCCGAAAGTGATTAAACAGAGTTTTGTTTATAATCCGATTCATCGTGATGTTGAGTATTTACAGGGCTTTCTGAAAGCCGAAGGCGAGGTTGCTGCCAGTGGCGATAAACTGGTTTTTTACGGCACAAAAGATGAAATTTCGCGGGTTGAAAGTGTGCTGAGTGCTGTTGATACACCGTCCCGTGAAGTGGTGGTGACAGGCTATGTATTTGAAGTGCAGGGTATTGAAAAAGAAGGTAGCGGAATCAATCTGTTAGCTAAGTTATTATCCGGTAAGCTGGGTATTAATATCGGCACTAAGCAAAATTACGAAAATTTCATCACCATTAATACAGGCAATCTTGATGCGATGATTGAGCTGTTCCGCACTGACCAGCGTTTTCATGTGGTCAGCAGTCCGACTTTGCGGGTTAAATCTGGCTCAAAAGGCAATTTCAGCGTTGGCTCCGATGTGCCGATTTTATCCAGCGTGACCTATCAGGATGGTCGTCCGGTTCAGTCCGTCGAGTATCGTTCAAGCGGGGTCATTTTTGATATTCAGCCGACGATCAAAAGTCAGGCGATTGACCTGAAAATTCAGCAGCAGTTATCTAACTTTGTCAAAACGGATACGGGCGTTAATCAGTCACCAACGCTGATTAAGCGGGATATCGTAACGGATGTGACTGTAAAAAGTGGTGATGTGATTGTTCTGGGCGGTCTGGCTGAAAATAAAATCGAAGAAGGTGAAACCGGCTTTAGTTTTCTGCCGCAGGGCTTTTTGTCTGGTAAGTCGAAGTCTAATACCAAGACGGATATTATCGTATTACTGCAAGTGAAAGTGATTTAAGATTTCCGGACATAAAAAGTCTGCCCCCGCAGCTATGCGAGGAGGCAGATTTTTTATGTCTGGAAAACGAAAGGATCGCCACGTGCGGTAATCGTGATTGTCAGTCTGGTTTTATGCTGTCAGGCATGGGAGGCGTTTCACGCCGGAAGCCCCGCAGCGCAGCGAGGACTTAGACAAGCATTATGGCGTCAGCCATAATATTCCCGTCACTGCAAAGCCTGTTTTTCATTTCCGCGAAATTTTCAGCGACTGGAACGCCGGACGGTCGGAGACAAAAGACTGTTTCAGCGACACCATTTAAAGCCCGTGACAGCCATTACAGGCGCATTTTCCGCCCAACTACACATTGGTTCGCATAATGTATATTATGTTAAATAATATGCGTGGATTAAGATTAATAAGTTCATGATTCCCTCTGGCTCTTCAAAAAAAATCAATCAGACTGAGCGCCTTTTAGTAGTCCCCCCTTTTCGCGGGTTGAGTTGCTGCAACGTTCTTCGCCGTTTGTTTTCATCATCGAGGTAAGTCAGCATGTGGATGGTTTTATCGGCACGACCGATCTCTGCTATGGACATAACGTTCAGTCGGCCGAGCTTGAGCGAAGCGATCAGTCGCAGGATATCATCCCAGTGTGGTTCCACTTTTTTTCCGAAATTCAGTCGATGCGAGGATATGGGGTTAAACGGGCCATAATCCGCTTTGGGGTCAATGCGCCAGAATCTGGCACCACCAGTGTCCGCTATTCTTGGATAGAACCGGTATCCCAACAGGCGGAAAAGCCCAAAAATAACATCACCGTAGTCCCCAGTATCGGTCATGATTTGATATAGGCGTGAAAATCAATAAATTGGTGCAGTCGCCTTCTGAAAATGACAGCTCCCGAAACCCCAATTTTAAATCCACATCTTCAATATTATATATTGCGGTTCTTCGTGGTTGCGTTAAGGGTCTTTTGCCGGGCTTGCGGATCGTCACGGAAATTGCGCGTCTCGCCTGCATCCAACTTGCCTTGAACATGAGCACGGGCGGTCGCAAGCGCCCTGTTGCGCCCGTCCTCGTTCGGAATCTTGGTTTCGAAATACTGCGCCGCCGTGCGCAAGGTCTTGAACGCTTCGCCAAGCTCCGGGTGAGCGCGCAACGCCTCGGCCTCGGCTGACTGCTCGAAGGCGATGGCCCTAATTGGCCGGATCGCGTCGCGCAGTAGGTCGGGCAGGTCGCGGTTATTCTCAAACTGGTATATGGTGAGGTTCACCGCGCGCTTAGTGCTGTCATGCTGCAAGTGCGGCAATGCCAGTTCGTTGACACTTTGGTCGCGGGCGATATACAACACGTCACGCCCATGGGGCGATCTGCCGAACCGCTCCCAATTCAGGGTGTAGCCGGACGCCTCGGCAAGCTGCCGGGTGAACTCACGCAGCGACCGACTGTTGCCATCGCGGAACGGGTGGATGTAGTCGGCCTGGGAGTAGAGCTGGCCCAGCTCATGGGTGAATTCGGCGGTTTTCAGCTTGCCCAGCTTGGCCGGATCGGCCTTCGCCAGCACTTCGTCAAGCCGCTTTTGCGCCGCCTCGTCCATGAGCGAATAGGCGACACTTGAAATCGCCCCGACGGTTTCCAGGCTGCGCACCTTGATCCAGTCATTGCCAGCGGGCACCGGGGGCCGGTATTCGCCTGGGGTGACATCATCGAATCCCAGGCCGGGCAGGTCTTGAAAGATGCGGCGATTGATTTCCTTGAGGTGCCCGGCATCGAACCGGCCGCGCACTGGGTCAAGCCGCAGCTCAACGATGCGCCGGAACGTGTGGCTAGCCTCCAGGGCTTCGCGCTGCTCCGCTGTAAGCGGATATTTAGCGCTCATATTCGGAACAGCTCGCAGGCCCGCTTACAAACTGTTGCAGGTCGATTTCGCCATTGATGAAGCGCTGTGCATGGCGTTCATCGGCCGGACTGACATTGAAGCCCTCCAGGCCGACCGAGGCGCGGGAATAGGCTACTGCGTCTTCACGGCGCTTGCGTTCGGCTGGGTCGATTGCGCGCCGGGCTTCGTGCTGTTTTACATAATCGCGCATGAAGGCGCGCAGCACCTGAGCGGCCGAGATATGCTCGGCCTCGGCCGCATGATGAAAGTTCGCTCGCAGGTCGGGTTCGACCCGAAAAGACATGGTGGTTTCTTTGCTCATGGCGTCTGCTCCTAACCAGATGACTCACTGATCGCCAGGGTGGCGAATCAGCCTGTATCGCAATTGTACACGCAATTACGCCCATATGACGCGCATAATCATTATGTATCAAATTATGATACACCTCAAGTGTTTATTTATTTTTCACATATGCCATAAGGGTGCACCAGTCTTTATGATTCATTGATACAAAGTTTTTATCATTCGGCTCAATAAGGTATTTTGAGAAAACACCCCGCGTTTTTCCTATCACATCATAGGCTTCTTTTTGTGTTAACTTATTATCTTTTAAAACCTTTCTAAGATTGTTAGGTGTGTAACCTAGCTCAAAATCAGACAT